TCAAACATCATCATGTTTTCTGTAGATACATTAGGAAACTTAGTACCAAAGATAGCTTGTCCCGGCGCACCAGCAGCTCTACGGAATATCTTACCGGGATACACAGCAAGGTCTTGTCCGGGAACTAAGTTGTTTTCATCCACTTCAATTAGTAAGTTACCTGACAGTGCAGCATTATCCACTGCCATACGCATAAAGCCATTCATAAGCATCTGCGTATCTTCCATGTTTTCTGCTAGTCCTACACCAAACAAAGAGTAAGGGTTAACTTCATAAGGGGCGGAAAAGTAAGGAATGTAAGCAGGAGTAAAAGGATTCATTACTAAACGTAAGACCTGACCATTACAAATCCAAACATTAACGCTTAGTTGATCCATGTCTTTTAGTTCTTTAGGGATATCAACATCCTGTTGCTCTAAGATTTCTGTATCTACATAACCCCAAAACTCTAGTACTTCAAAACGTGTAGTGTCATAAGTTGCAGACTCATCCTCCATTGTGTGTTCCCACCACTTTTTATCATAGGACTCACCATTTTGAATTGCTATATCAATAGCATTATTACGGAAAAAAGGTCTACGTTTTAGTCCACGCATCTGAGAGCGAGACATTTTGTGCCGTTCTATAACATACTCGGCTTCTTCCATTGTCGTAGCATCTGGGTCAGGGTAAAAGTTCCAGATAGATACATTAGAAGTTTGAGGAATAGTTTTAAATACTGGGGAGTAATTACCCTCTTCATCCCAATTTGCATATTCCTTATCTATAGCAAATGGGCCTTTCATTACACCAGTGCCAAATAAAGCACACTCAAAGGCTGTAGACCTAAGATGTTTCTTGGCATGGGATTCTTCTAATTGATCATGAATTTGTTTTTCCATTTTCTTAGCTGCTACTTCAGCAGGAAAAAACTGTGGGGCAGTAGGAGTTTTAGCAGAGCCTTTTTGTAGATCGTCTCCAACTAAGTTTAAAGTATTAGATAATTCACTTTTACGTTCTAAGAAATCTTGCATAGTTTCTCCGGGCATAAGTCCTGAGTCACCATTCTGTTCTAAAGCTTCTCGTTGATCTTTGTTTGTTTCAAAATGTACAACTTCTTCTACACCATCAGGTAGTTTACTTGGATCAATAGTTAAGGGAAATTTGTTGCTACCTAAAAGAACTTCAGCAATCTGACCATAAGCAGCAAGAACTTTAGTCTTAGTTACTTTTACAAAGATACGAGATTTTTCAGTAGAGGTAAATTGAACATCACTGCTATAAATACCACGGTAGTTCTGATAAGATTTAATCCATCGTTGTTCTTCTGTTTCTCTGGCTGTCTCTGCTTTGTTATACTTACTGGTAACAAAGTTTAGTATTGATCCAGACTTAGGATCATAAACAGTATCTGGTTTCATATCTTCAAGAGAAGAAGACTCTTCCAGATCCATAATCATTTCTTCAGTTGTTTCAGCCATGTTTTTTCCTTAATAACCAAATGTTGCATCTGCTGCTTGAAATCCTGATCGTTGTGTAGCTGGATCAAAATCAAAGATACTACTTCTTGGTCTTGTCATTATTCCGTACCGTAAGGCATCGTATAGGTGATCTTCTGCGTTTGTGTCTACATCTTCTGGGTTATTTTTATCAAGAGGTATGGAAGGTAATTGAGAGATGGTATTTGTGCAAGTGTTAAAAAATACCAATCTAGCTTCTTCTGTAAACTCATCTACTTGTAACCTTCTATGTAATTCATTTTTACCTGCTACCCTAGAACCTTTAGACCTATCTGATGGTCTCCAACGACAACCTTTATGAATCATTTGTTCAGCAAGAGATGGGCCAGTATCACCACGGTTATGCCACAAAGAAGAGTCAAGAACTCCATACCGTATTTTTTCACCCTCTTCTGCTTCTAAGATCATATCAGCTAGGTCAGTAGCTATGACCTTTGAGCAATACATTTCTCTATATACAATTAGCTGTTCTGATGGACTAACAGCAAACCAGACAACTCCTGTATAAGAACCATAACCATAGTCACAAGCTCTAAATCTTGCCCAGTTGTGAGGGATCTCAAAGGGTTCTATTACATGATCCCTTCGATTAAACTCTGGAAATGCAGCTCCTTCGTTTATATCCCAATCACCCTCAAGTAATTGGCGTCTTTGATGTTCTGGCAGAGACAAAAGGTTAGCTTCATACATACCGTCTTCTGCTAGATACGGGTTATCGAAGAGGGTGGCTGGTATAAATTTTCTTTTAAACAGAGGCTCACCCTCTCTGCTATGACCTTTAGGCCAAGCAATCGTATTACCATATTCATCAGTAGCCCAGAAAGAATTGTTAGATGGAGAAGGATTAATAAATGTACGTTTAACCCACTGATGACCGGGACCGCCGGGGTTACTGGTTGCCCTCATGTACAAAGGTAATCCACTCTCTTTAGTTGTACGTAATCTTGAGCGCATATAGTTCCAAGGGTAAGGTGTAGGCCACTGTGTAAGTTCATCAAAACCAATCCAGTTAAACGCCTGACCCTGATATCTCATAACATCATCTTCACGATCTAGGTAACTCATCCAAAGAGTAGCTCCACTAGGTGCTACCCAAGTCTTATCTCTTTCCATAAACTTAATTCCTGGAACTGCTCTAGGATACAGCTCTTTAGATATAGAAATAAGTTCTCTTAGTTCTTCTGTACTTCTACGTACAAGAAGCATACTTGCGTGTCTATTACCAAAGTACCTAATAGGATCTACAACTAGGCTATAAGACTTACCACCACCTGCTGATCCACCGTATAATACTTCTTGCTCTGTTGCAGCTAGGAAAGAAGTTTGTGGACCTGCATTAGGTTTAAATACAACTTCTCTATTTAACTCTGGTTCCCTAACCTCCGCTTGCTTCAACTTCGGTGTAGGTAGTTCTTTTGATTCTTTCTTCGATCTTACGCGCTTTGTTACACGCTTCTTTGTACTTCTCGGCATAATAATTTGCGTTTGTAAGGTCTCTCTTGTTTTTTCGCTCACGTGCTATTCTTTCATGTAACGCAGAAGGACCAATCTTTCTTCCTGATCTAGTAGTTAACCATGCTGCAACATCTACGTATGTATACTTTTTAAGATGTTTCTTAGCAAGTTCGTAAAGTTCTAGTTCTTCTGGTATTGGTATAAGTATATCTTTATCTTCTGGGTCTTCATAGTAGCCAAAAGGTACACTATAACCAATCCTTACTACAGGAAACCAAACTTTTTTCTTATTAAGTATAGTAGGTTTTGGTAATCTCCAAGTCTTGTTAACCCTGCTCATTATCTTTCTCTGGCAAAATAAACAACGGACTAACTGCTTTAACTTCTACCTTGTCGGTCTTAACAAATCCAGCTCGATCTAAGAGATCTTTAGCCGCAATCATTTTTTCTTTATTACCTAGCTCTGTTGGATCATCCATAACTTCAGACATAGCCCAAGCAGCTCTAGTGCCTTTAGTGGCAATAAACCTTTTAGTAGCTTCTGCTATTTCTTCATGTATTGATTCTAGCAACTGAGCTGTAGATGCAGTGTTGGAATACCCTGCCACTTTCATAGCTTTTCTGGGTATTCCTTTACACTCCTCAGTAAACAAAGCATCTATAAAAGCTTGCTGTTTAGGGGTCATAGTAAATCCTTAGACTGATTCTTTACCGTAGAATTTTTGTTTAATTTCTCCACGTGTAACTCCAATATCTTTAAGAGCTTTATCTGACATATGCTGTAACTGCCAGTACGCTACTCTACGTTCTTGTGCTTTCTGTATTGTTTTAATAAATTTCTTAAACATGGTATACTCCTTATGTTTGACCATAAGTAAGTTATACCATATCTAAGTAAAAATTTATACAGACATTAATGCAACCCCGTTATGTTGGGATTGCAAGTTTTTATGATAGTACTACTTTTATTGTTACATTATCACTAGTAGCTGCTAAGATATTCATAATAACAGCATCGCCAACTGCGTCAGGTATTGCAAGAGTGTAGTTACCTGCTTCTAGTTCTAAATCATTAGCACCACAGTTAGCTTCTGCAGCGCCAAAATTAATTAAGAACTCTTGATCAGCGTGAAGATGTACAACTTTAAAACCAGTACAAGTAAAGTGTTTAGTATTAGCAGCAGTATTGTCTACTGTTTGCTTTGTCTGAACACTCCACTGTAAGGTGTTGGGTTGAAAAGTACCTACAGAAGTAGACATTAATTAATCTCCCTACTATGTAAATGGAGTTACTGAGTTACCATCTCCAAAGAGGTGTCCCTCTACAACCCACTTAGAGTCTGACAGGCAAGTGTATTCAACCATGCCACCGACAAAACGTCCTTTAGTGTCAGCAGACATTACAAGCTGATGATCTGCAGCAGCAGGAACAGCAAAAGCAGAAGTCTGAATGTTTTCATTAAGAACAACAACAGAGCCTACTTCATCTTTGTCGTGCATCATTACTACACCCTGAAGAGTGTCAGCAGATGTAGCAGCATTAATAGTAAGTGTACCAGTACCTGTAGTTCCAATGTGAAACTTGTAGTTAAGTCCTACAGCAGCAGCAGGTAAGGTTACAACAATCCCCGCTGCACGGTTAAGACTAAAAATTGTACCTGACTCAGCAGCAAGCACAGTACGTGTTGCAGCAGTAATACTTTCAATAGGACGCAAAGAAGTTACTGCGCCACTAAATGCACCAGTTCCTGTTACGTCAATTCCATTACCAAATGTAATGTTAGTTTGGTATTCTTCAATACCCTGTGTTAGTGTAGTAGTAGCCATAATTAAATCCTCCTGTGGTAGTACCACATTGTTTTGGCTTAGTGTGGGTTAACCACTTATATTTTTATTTTCTTTTTTTAACTCTCATCATACCACCTCTAGCAGCACCATAAGGTTGTTTTTTAACATCAGTTAATTTAACTTCTGGTTTGGGTTTATCAGAGGCTGGCAGTTCGATATCTTTATTAGGAGTAGGACCACTTATTTTTCTAAGCCTTGCTATTTTTTTAAGGTCAGGTGGTGGATCTCTACGGGTTTTAGGTTTTACTGGTGTCTTTTTAAGAGGTTGCTTTTCAGGTACATCAGGAAATGGTTTAGATTTTTTAGGACGTAATTTTGGTTTAAGTGAAGACTTAAGTGCTAAGTCAGTTGCATATACCGCAGCCATAACTTTACCAGCTTTGTTTGTATAATATAAAGCACCATTTTTTTTAGCTGCTGCAATACTTTTATACTTCTTGGCTTTAGCTTTTTCTTTTGAAAGAGTAGAACCCTTTTCTTTAATTTTTCGGTTGAGGTGTTCCCTCAGAGATTCTTTAGCCATTGTTTAACCTTTCTTAATTCCTGTGTTTAAAGTTCCAGTATTAGAAATCATGCCACCTTGGTTATACATAGCTACTCTACCACCTTTAGCATAAGCTTTCTTTTTCATACCACCTTTAGCCATACCCTTGGCTTTCATGCCGCCTTTAGCCATGCCTTTAGCTTTCATGTCACCACCTTTATTCATGTAGCCCATATTATTACGGACTTCTTTAGGTAGCTTTTTAACACCTGTTTGTTGAGCAGTAGGTGTTTTTAAACCACCCATTGCCATACCTTTAGACTTCATTCCACCTCGGGCCATACCTTTAGCTTTCATACCACCCTTAGCCATTCCTTTAGCTTTCTTCTTCATTGTGATTATCCTCACTGTATAAGTTGTTAAATACTCGTTGCGTATCCCATACGTAGTCTACGTTTTCTTTTGAGTTAAATATATGTTGGTTAGGTCTAAAGTCAGGAGCGCCTTGTCCTGTTTCAAACCAAGCTGGATGAGTTACTCTCACTCTATTATTGGGCAACGCAACAATGTTACCTGTATATTGTCCAGCATCTAACAGTTCTAATACATGAGACTGTTTGTGTTGTGCTGGATCGTCGGCAACTTCACTATCAGTATAGTCAACAGTAAAGTAATACTTAGCTGGATAAAATTCTCCATCTACTTTAGCTATCCAAGGAGCAGGTGTTGCTCTTTCTAACTTGTAAACACTGTGATAATGTGACATACAATCCCAAGGTTGGGCAAGATAAGGTGGTAATTCAGTAGGCCACTCTTCATAAGGTGTATCTCCTACTAGTGCTGTAAGAGGCATTCTAGCCCACATAGCACCACCATGTACATTGTCTTCTTCTTCACACCCAGTAAATATAACTTGGAAGCTTAGTGTTCTGTTTGGCATAGTAGTTACACCAATAACCATACAGTGTAAAAACTCTCCGTGATAGTCTGATAAGTTCTTTGTGTACTCTCGTCTTACCCATGCTTTAAAGTATGGTATACTACTTGTTAGATACGCCACGATGTTTCTCCCGCAAGTCTGCTTTAGCTTTTTTAAAGACGTTTGCAATTGCTGTCTTCTTCATTACTCTAGCACGTTGTTCACCAACTGTCAAGATCTGAATCTTCCTTGCGTAAGGTTTTTTTATTCTTTTTACTTTAGCTACTGTAGCTTTTGCATCAGCCATAGTAGCAAACTTAATTGATACTGTATCTTTAGGATTCTCATCTGTATAAAGCCTACGGTCAGAACCTTTAGGTTTTTTACCCGTTCCTACTTTTGGGTCTTTTTGTTTTGCCATTACCTACTATACCCTTTAAAGTTTTAGCTTGACCAGCATGTAATTTAGATGCTTTATTCAAACCTTTAATAACTTTTTTAACTTTAGTTTTATTTTGTTTTGTTATTGTCATAGAGGTCTCCATCCATAGTTATACTTTCCTAAAGGATTTTGTTTTCTTTGCAATCCTTTTAGGTTGAGCCACAAACTGCTTACCTGCCTTAGTGCCTTTTCGTTTTGCTGCGGTTGTAGCTGCGTACTCACTAGAGCTAAGAGACTTAATAGCCTTAGCAGGTAAATAACGTTCACCAGTCTTAGCACTAGGTTTGCCACTCTTAGTACGCCATTTCTGTTTGGTCCAAGACTTTAAACTTTTCTGTGACTTAGCTAAAGCCATTACTTATATCCACCGCCCTTGGCTTTGTATTGTTTAGCAACCATTTGTGCTTTACGAGCTGACCACTGCCCAGGTTTACCACCCTTACCACTCGCTTTAACAGAAGCGACAAGATTTTTTCTCATAGTTGGTTTAGTATAATTCTTCGCTGCATTAACTGCCATCAGGAACCTTTCTTCCATTTCTTAGAAGGAGAAGCAGTCTTGGAAGAAGACCACTTAACTTTATCTGCCCAGTATGCTGCAGACATTTTACCTTTTTTAATATTCTTAGCGTGTCTAGATTTAAAGGCTTCTCTTTGCCCAACAGTCTGATTAGTCTTCACACCTTCTTGACCAAACTTAATATACTTATACTTACCACCTTCAGATGCCATAACATGATGAGACTTACTAGAGCTATCATTTAAACGCTGTGGTTTATTGACTGCCCTTAGTCCAGCATCTTTCATCTTAGTCTTGACTCGTTCAGGGAGAGACATCTTGAATCCTTCTAGGTAAACAATAGGCCACTACCTTATCCTTTGGTGTTAGACCGTGTGTGCTATATCGTTTTGTTATTTGAGCTGCGTAGTAGTTACAATTTTCTACCGTGTTAAATACCATTGTATCTTCAAGCTTCCTATCTACACCAAGATAGATTAGAAGGACAAAAACATACATTACATCATTTCAAAGTGTGGTGCATCAATGAACGGTCTACGTCCTTGTGAACGACGAACATCGACATAAGCATTCATTGCATCTTCCATTGAGCCATCCCAGTCAGCAATATTACCTACTGTCCAAGCCGCTCCCCATTTAATAGCTACACCTTTTTGTTTAGCAGCAGCAGCCATAGCATCTGCTATCTCATCATACTTATTT